CACTTAACTCAGCCCTCTGTCCATTCAAATCTAAAGTATCTCCACTACTTACTGTTACGGCATCAAACTCACAATCTCCTGTAAGTTTAATATTTAAATTTCCCGTGTTAGTTACAACATCAGGGTCAAAGTTTAAATTTTTAATTTCAATATATCCGTCTGTATATGAGTCCCAATCCCAATCATTACTTTGTTGTAAAGCTGGATAAAGACTTGAGACACCATGAATTTTAGAAGCATTACCGCTTGTATTGCTATGAAACCTAAGACCTGAACTTGTCCATGTGCAAGTTGCTGCTGATGTTGTTGTTCCTAACGTAAGTGTATTTGGTCCGTAAAGGTTTACAAAACCAGTTTGATTTAACAGTATATTTTCTACTGTAATATCTCCTTTGATATACATATGATACGAAGCTCCTGCTCTATTATGTGTTAAATTGTAAAAAGCTAATGTTCCAGAAGCACTGTCTTGTAAAACTTGAGCTACGTCAGCTCCATTGTCAAAAAGAACTGTTCCGTTATTATGTGTAAATGTTCCTGTGCTTTCTAAAGCAGTTCCTGCAAAAGTTAAATTACCTCTTGGTGCTGACAAAGTTCCGTTAGCTGCTATCGTAAGTGTTCCGTCAAGATCAAGAGTGCCGTTCACACAACTTGCGTTTACTAATCCTGAACCTTGTGCATCATAATCTGTCCCTGTGCCTGAATCTTCAAAAGCACCTGCTGTGTTAGCGGTTGTTCCTGAAGTATAACCTTCATCAAGTTTCCAATGATGTAAAGGCGTCTGCGGATAAGAACCTGAATAAAGTGAAGATACTTGGTCGTCACTTAAATTATAATCATATAATCTTACATCTCTTATTTGACCATTCAAATAGCCACTATTTTCGCCTGATGCCCAATGTCTACCAATTTTTGCACTAGTTGAAGTTGTTGCATTAATTTCTCCAACACTACTTACAGTAGCTTGTAGCACGCCATTTTGATATACAAATGCTTGGTCATTAGCACCATCCTGAACTATAGCATAATGCATCCAAGTATCAACAGTATGAACATCGCCAAACTCAACTTTTAATGCACCTGCGCTTGTATCTCGTAAAAAGTAAAACGGTTTGTTTGCTGTTGATGCAGTTAATCCCAAAGCAAACCCTGTTGCATTTCCTGAATCTTGATACCCTGTGTTAAATATTCGGGCTTCACTAGCATTAGCGTCATTATAAACCCAAGCTGCAAATGTTTTTTGAGCAGACTCAGTCCACGATTCTAAAGCATTGTTGATGTTAATAAAATCATCACTACCGTTTAATTCAACAGATGACAAAGCCAAACCCTCTACCTTTCCTTGTGTTACTGTAAACGTTCCATCTGTCGTTGTGCTATTATCATATACATCTACACTGTATTCGTCAGTATGAATATTAGATGCAACAATACTTGTCGGCGTTAAATCTATATCTGTAGCATCTCCAAAATCTTCTCCTAAATTAGAAGAATCAATTGTAGTGCTGTTTAATTTCCACCAATGCTGTAAATTATCTATGTCTGAAGTGGTTGCGTTAATTTTACTTGCTAATGTTGCTACTTCTGTTGCTGTAATTGCATCTGAATAATATCTTACGTCTGCAATATATCCATCAAAAAAACTACCTGCACCTCCATTGTCAATTTTACATCCTATTGTAACATCATCAAGTTTACTGCCAGTCATATCACCAAACCAATCACCATTATTAGAACCGCCAGCAACAACTACCGTTTCAGCCACGCCGTCAATATACATACTAATTGCTGAACCATTACTAACAACAGCAACGTGATGCCAAGTTCCATCTCCTACAATAGCATTAGTGCTTCTTAATTCATAGACTTCTGACGAATCTTTACATTTAACGTAAAGTTTACCGTCACCACCTCCAATATAAAAATGTTTGTAATAATCGCCTGTTGCTGCGTCTGTAGATGAAAAAAATACTTGATTTGCTGCACCTGTATAATCGTCAGACTTTACCCAAGCCGTTACAGCTCCAACAGAATCGCTACTTCTAAAATTAGCAGAAGAAGCCGTAAGATGGTCTGCACTTCCGTCTAATTCTAAAGCAGCGTCAAGATTTACATTAACGTTTGCTGTTCCTAAGTTACCTTCTATGATCCCGCCCGTGCCTAAAATATTAATTGTTTCTGCCATACTAACTTGCTACTACTGTGCCTCCTACATTTCTTACTGCGCCATACACATTTATAGTTCCAGAAGTGCTACTGCTACCAATGTCCCATCCGCCTTGTTTTATTCTAATGCCATCATATAAATTAAAAGTATGTTGTTGCATTTGAAGTTCTGAATTAGCACTATCTATAACTACTTGTCCAAAAAAATCTGTGTTTGCTCCACATATTTGATCTTGACCTGAACCTGTTCCTGCATAAGTGAAATTAAAAAAAGCATTACTTCCGCTAAAACCTGTTAATGTCGTTTGTGTAGCACAGGTTACTTTTACAGTTCCTTTATTGTGTGTAAATGTCCCAGAGTTAGATAAATTAAAACCTGAACTTGGTTCGCCAGTAATAGTAGTAGTCCCGCTTGATGCTGATAAGGTAGTTCCACTTGCTATTGTCATACTTTTAAAAGAACAAGTAGATGTTCCACACGTAAGTGTAGCACTTGACGTTAAAGATACATCTCCATCTATTCTAAAAGTTCCAGCATTGTTAGTATCAAATTTAGAATTAGTTACTGTTAGATTACCCTCAACATATCTATGACTGTCAAACTGTCCAGACAATGTGCATACTCTAGCACTTGCTCCCAAGTTAACTGTTAAATTATTAAATCTTTGTGATGCTGATGACCAAACTAAAGTTGTATGATCTGCGGTTTCTATAGAAACAAGACCACTGTTGTGAGTAAAAGTCCCATTACTTCGTAAACACACCCCGTCTGTAGCTTCATCAGTAATTGTAGTAGTCCCGCTTGTTGCACTGTAGGTTCCTCCACTGTTAATTTTAAGACTTCCAAGACTAATTGCAGAAGCATTACCATTTAACGTTCCTGTTACACTTACGTCTCCTGTTACCGTCAAATTTCTTGAATCTCCACCTTCGTTGCTACAATCAAATGTTCCAGCAGCAATTGTCAAATTGCCATCAAAAGTAGTGTTGCCTGATATATGAACATCTACGCTTGCATGATTTAATTTTACATCCCGAAAGTTACCTGACGAACCTTGAAAATCACAAGTAGTAGAAGCTTGTGTATTTATTTCTAAATCTAAATTGCCTGAAATAATACCATCATTATCTACTGCAAATCCTGAACTGTTTTCACCATCTATAGTAATCTTGTAACCTCCTCCAGTAAGTGTCTTACCTGAGTTAATTACTAAGGAATTTACATTAGGTGCGTGTCCATCCATTGTGACATCATGATTTATTATGACATCATCGTTTACTGAAAGTCCGCCTGCTATAACTGATGAAAAGTTACCATCACCAGAGGATGTAACTGCCATTCACTAAACTTGCTCCGCATAGACAATAACAGTCAAATCTGCACCATTGCCTGTAGCCCTTACACATAGATGTTTCAAAGCGGTTGTAGAAATAGCCTTCAATGCATTACTGCTAGTTCCAACAGATATATCATCACCAACTTGTGTCCAATCAGAAGCACCTTCTGTTCCTGGTTCGTCTTTTAACGATCCGTAAACCTTAGCTGTTCCTGCTACTGAACCATCACTATTGAATATCTGTATTGCAAATCTGTTATACAATGCTGCATCAAACTTATCTAAGACTGTAGTTTCAGAGCCTCCCACAGCCGTCTCCGTATTGGAGAACGTCATTGCTGTGCGAGTTCTGTCTAGTCTTTTACTTGTCCTTACTACTGTCGAAGCCATCAGTCAGCCTTCCCTTTCTTGGATTTTAATCCTTTCTTAGGTTTGGCTACTTCTTTTTTGGCTTTGGACTTAGGAGGTCTGCCCCTAGGTTTAGGGCTTTTGACGTGAGTCTTAACCCCTCCCCCAACTTTAGGGGAAGAGTTTTCTTCAACGACAAAATCTCTGTTACCCGTGAGTTCAGCAACGAGCCTTTTGCTTTCGATCTCAATCGATTGCCCAGCTCGCCACGTAAGCCAACGGCCAGAAGGTAACTTCCTGCGAGTATACTTATTCCCAGTATAGGTGATTTTGACCATCTAATTAGTCCTCCAATCACTCTATGCCGTCAAGTCTCGGATACTACCGCTTGTGTCTCTTCTGTATGCTACTAATTCACCAGCAGTGATGAATGCATATTCTCTGCTTAGAACTTGCCTTACAGCCAAGTTAGTGTTGTCCACATAAGTTGTTGGTGCTGCAATTCTCAAAGCGATGTGGTCCATGTCTAACATGTAAAGTCTGGATGCTCCATCTTTTGGAATGTGTTGAGATAGGAATATTGGTATTCCATCGTATGCACCGACTCGTGAATCAAAGTTGAATCCTGCTTCTCCAGTAACTCCATTTTGGTTAGCTGCTGCTGCACCTGCTAAATCAAACTTGAATGCTCCGTTTGTACCTTGCATTAAAGCTTTTAGATTTTGGTATGTGTCGTATCCAGTTAGAATTACTAAGCTGTTGTAGTTAGCTCCGTTTTCTAATAATGCTGCAATCATTGTGTCAAGGTCATCTAATGCCAATGCGTCGTTTGAACCGTCATCGGTAAAGTGTGTGTGACCTGCATCAAACCAAGTGTTGCTTGTAACATCAATTCCATACATATCAACGTAAGATTGATTGTTTGCTGGAGATTGTGCATCTGTAGCGTAAGCCAAAGTTGCAGTCATTCTGTCTAAAGATTCAAAATTAATTCCTGCGGCTCCTGCTGCAAAGTCTGAGCCACCTGCATCATAATCAGTTTCTAATGATGTGGTTAATTGGTCATCTAAGTAGTAAGCGTGTGCTTCTCCTTGTTCTTTTCTCATAAATGCTGCTAAGTTGCCTAGACCATCATCTGCTTCAGATAGGATCTCAGCTTTTGAGGACATTTGCCAAGGAGTTACAACTTCTTTCAAAGTTAGTGTAACCTCTTCGATTTCTGGGTGGTCAGTGTCAGGGAAAGCTCCACCTTCTGCTACACCTCGTGTAGATTCGTGTCTTGCTCTTAATGCTCTGAAACCAGACTGTGTCCATGCTTCTTTCTTCAAAAGTTTAAAAACTTCTGACTTAGTATTTAGCTGACTGAATACTTTAGCTCCGAACATGGTGTTTAATCCACCTGCTAGGCCACTTACATCTATATTATCGTCAGCTTTACTAATGCCGTACCTCTTGGATATACCAAGTGTTCCGCCGTAGTAGGCGTTTACATATTCTTCGAAACTCATTCCTGCCATATTTAGTTTTCTCCTATTATTTCTTCAAGTTCATCCCATGATTTAGATACATTGTTCCAATCAAAAGATTCTACTTTTGGAGCGTCAGTTGCTGGAGCTGGTGTTGCTTTTGATCCAGCATATACGGAAATTCCGTATTTCTTAAGTGATTTCATAACGACATCTAAAGAAGGTTCTACTTCGGTTTCAGACTTTTCTGCTTCTTCTTCCTTTTCTTCCTCTTCTTCTTTTTCTTCGTCTTCAGGTTTAGACAATTCTTCTATCTTAGCGTGTAGGGCTTTAATTTCTTCAGCCATTGCTTTCATATCATAGTGTTCGTCTTTTTCCTCTTCTTCGTGTTCGCCTTTCTCTGCTTCCTCAACTATATCAGGTAGCTCTTCAGGTGACACTACTTCAACTGTAACTTCTTCAGATTTGACTTCTTCTGTAGTCTCCTCTGCTTTTTCGGTGCTGCATGCGCAGTCATCGTCTTTCTTAGTCATATCCTCACTTTCCTTACTTTTATTTATAAAGTTATTTCCTTTGTCGGCTTTTACTATTCTTTCGTCATCATGACTCTCTAACAATACAAATTCGTAAGCTTCTACTGCACCATCGTGTGGCTCATAATCGCCTTCCATAAGTGCAGGTCCATCTCGTGTAATCATCCAATGATAACCCTTTGGAGGTTTAGCAATAACAGTTTTGCCAGCATCTTTCTTTGTAGATTTAGGATGGTCCTTTGGTAGGAGATCATAATCTGTGGTATATTTTGGATTACTTGGTCTACCTGACTTTAATAATTTAAGAAAGGCTTTGACCCTTGCTACCGCCCACTGGTCTCGACTAGTTACACTTGGTCTGTGGCTTGTGGAAAAAGCACCCGCACCTCTACGGAATACTGCTTTTAGTGCGCCGAGATTAGCTTTCTTAGCAGGGTCATCGCCAACATCTTCATTATGTTTATCTCTTAAATTTTCTAATGTCTTAATATTTGCTTCACTTAATTTAATTCCACCACGTTCTCCACTTGCTGTGCCTGCTGGATTGCGTCTACTGCCCCTTCTTCTTTCACTTGGTTTAGCTGGTTCTTTAGCGTGACGGCTTTTAGCCAATGCAACGTCAGTAACGGTTGCTTCTATGTTAGCTGGGTTGTCACCTACCCAGGATACAGACCAAAGTCCTAAATCGTTTATTTTGTTAAAGCAAGTATTGGCTCCATCTGGACAGACTAAATCCTGAGATAATGTTTCTCCCCTAATGCTACTACCACCTTTTGTTCCAAAGTCTTTGATCTCATCCCAAACTTTGTCATGCATTTCTAACTGATTATGAATACCATACTTTACTTTGATTTTACCGTCATCTATTTTGTAAGCTAATGGTAAACCAATAGGAATCTCTTCATGTTGATAAGAATAAATTCCATACTTCATGTAGAAATCCATAGACTCTTCTAATACATTAGTAGGAATCAAATCATTTTGTTTATCTATAATTGGTGCATTGATGTATGTTTCCATGACTCTATCATTGTACCATTCCTTTCGATAAACTTTCCAGTCACTGGATTTGGCTGACATAACTGGATTTAGTATGGCTTCTATTTATTTGTAACTGTTATGTCGGCTTATGATAGGTTCTGAATAAAGAACTCAGCCACCCGTTTCTTGTTCTTTTCAAAAGCTGGTCTCATGTAAGGTCGTGGTTTACTTCCAGGATGTTTAACTTTTTTACCAAAAATTATTCCCTTTTTTTTATTGGCTAGCACTTTTTTATTTTTAGCTACAATCTCATGTGGCCCTGTTCCAAACTCTACATCTGTTGCATATTCTACATTAGTTCCAATGGCTTTTATCAGAAAGTCTCTTTTAACGTTAATAGAGGCCCGTAAACGGCCTGTATCTACAGGGACCATACGTTGGGCATCCAAAGACATTGCGTCGGCTGTATCATCCAATGCTTGATCCATCACTTTAGGATGTTTTTCAGCTATCTTCTGTAAAGTAGATTTAAATTTGTCTCCACCTTTTATTGTGATTGTCATCAGTATCCTAGTACTTCATCTACTGAAGCATCGCCATACTTTTCTTTCCATTTCTTTTTAATTATCTTTTCACCTTGTTTATACATTGCTATTCGCCTTGCCTTGTTAGCTTGCTTACGTGCAATCCTATCGCCTTGCTTCCATGATAATTCTGCTACACATTCTTGACAAAATCCATTACTTAGAATATGGACTCGCATTGCTCCAGCTCTACATTTTTTACAACTACTCATTTTTTTCCTCTTTTGGTAAACACTTGCATCCATCATGATTAATACCTGTCCAACCACAATAACAAGGTTCACAATCTTCTATCACTTTCCTATCTCCTGTTCTTTTTCTTCATCTGTTAAACTATCCCACCAATCCCAAAACTCCTTATCTCTTTCATCTCTTATGCCATTACCATGATGCCCATACTTGGCATTGCTTATATGAATTGTATAATTCTTTTGATCTTGATTCATGGAACCCTCATCAATACAGTTCTCTGATTCGGATGCAACAAAGAGTTGCCTCTTAAA